CTAAGATTACGTGTAATAGCATTAATCTTATCAATCTCAAGTTCCTCAGGAGCCAACTCAGAGTCGATAAGGTACTTAGTAGCCCTTGCTTGAGACTCAGCGGCCTGTCCTTGCAATGCAGCAGTTTGTGCTTGCTGGAACTCAATTTGTGCTTGTTGAGTCATTTGAGCCATTTGCTGTGCTTGAGGATCTGGCTGAGACGCTTGCTGCATAGATGCAATTAACTCATCACGGTTGCTCAAGTTCATGTTGTCGATAATGCTCTGGATCAACACAGGATAAATTGGACTGTCTTGCTTCATGGTTTGCAGCAGTTGTACTAGCTGAGTAACCTCGTACTCACGAGCAATAATGCCCAAAGTAGACGTAGCATTAAACTTGTAGTCAGCTACAGGGTAATTTTCAGGGTCAAACTGCATATACCTGTGTGCAGCTTTGGTTACAAACGGCAACAGGAACGACTGCTGGAAGTTAATTAGTGTGCGTTTGTGACGCTTAATAATAGCACCAAGAGACATAGAAATCCCAGCGGCAGTAGCTTCACCATTAACACTGCCAGCGATTCCGGCTGAATCAACTGCTCCTGTAGCCTGCTGTACCATTTGTTGCAGTGCTGATGCTTGGGCAAAGGTAATTTGGTTGACTTGACCAAAGTTGAACGGTTGTAGTACTTCACGCGGATCTCCGTTAGTCAGAATCATTTTACCCGGACGTACTTCTGGTTTAGCGCCTCGTGGTAAACGTGTGGCGTCAATAGCCATCATAGGATGAATCGTCAGTCCCAGTGCGTCGATACGTGCGCGTAGTTCAGTGTCCAAAGCCTTCTGGCTGTTGTAGCCTTTCTCGCACACACCACGGCCCCAGAAGCGGCCCGGAACAACGTCCCAAGGAAACGCAACTACAGGACGATCACCCATCATGTAAGGGTTGGCTTCAGCTTTCAACAGCGTACCGCCATTGGCAATAACCACAATAGCCTCGACGTACATAGACTCAGACTCTACTTCTACGTCTTCTGCCTCAAGCAACTCACGAGGCACAAGTCCGTAGTATTTCGTCAAACGTACCTTGTCATCGTTGTAGATCGTAAGGTCTTGGTCAGGCTCTAGGTCTGTGTCAGGAGCCGCTGACTCAATGTAGGCTTCACGGTACACGCCCTGTTCTTGCAGTAGCTCTACACTGTGTTTTGACACAAACTCGTCAATAGCAACGCCGTATGCGTCTTCAATAGACGTAGCTACAGGATCAATCAGAAAGTTCTGGGGTAGTACCGGCTTAAGTTTGACGACAATCCTGTCGGTAATGTTGACTCCCACAGCCGTGAGATCACCACCCATAATGGGTTGAGTCGCTGGAGCCATCTCTTTAATCTCTTCAAGGACCACCTCCCCGATACCTGTACCAAATACAGCAGAGTTAATTAGGCACTCCGCAACTGCCTTACGTACCTTACACGCCTCAAAGTCTTCTGTGAGTTTGTTGCGTAGGTACTGAATGTCTTGACGCTCTGGATCATTCTTGTCATCGGCAATGTCAAACCATTTGCCACGACCAAAGGTAGCCTCTTCTAATTCTGCTACGTTAGACTCTACAGCCTGCTGAAGCGCAGGAGAGATAATTCTAGAACGTTCAGACGCTCGCTCAGAGTCAGCAGGGTCCCATTGACCTCGCCATAACCTATAGTATTCGTCAAACATATGTTCGTAGTTTGATTCATAGTAATCCCGCCAGTTTTCACATTTGGTCATTACCCATTCTTCCAGAGATTCCTGAATCATCAAAGGATCTGGCTTGTAAATTTCTTCTGCCATAGTACTGTCCTTAAAGTAAAGCTATGCTGTAGCCCATAGTAAAAAATACTACGGCAGATATAGCGTAAATTCCGTATGTGTTAAATTTTCTAAAAACCATTAGTATCCTGCTACAACGTCTAGTATTTCGTGATTGTTAATTTCGTAATCGTAATGGTACGCAACCTGTGCTAACTGATCTATGTACGCCAAAGCATCAACCAAGTCATCGTGAGTCAGTGGATCTGGAAACTGAAACAGTTGGTCCAAAAATCTAGAATTCCACGATCCCGTATTAAGAGTTACAAAGTTGTTTTCAAAACGTCCTTGAAGAGCCATAACTACTCTGTCAGTTTTCTTTTTGTTACCGTGCGTTAGTTCTTCAACTCTAAAAAACGTACCGTACCGTTTCATTAAATCTGTTAAAGGAGACATTAAGGCTTGTCGTGCAATTCCTTTTTCAATACCAACGCTAATGGGTCTGTAGTCTCTAACGGCCTGAAATATCTTGGTGGCAGTCTCGTCAAAGCCCCACCGCCCATGTATAATGTTATCAACGTACCAACCATTAGGACTAACTTTAACAACAGCGATTGCAGTTTCATCTAGCTTCGTATTCTTAGTTCGTTTTTTGTTTACTTCGTGAAAGCCAGCAAGGTCAACTGCTATGTAATAGTCTCCTTCTTCTGGTTCTTCTCCAAACTGTACCCACTCTTCTTTAAACATTTCTGAGCCTCTGGCTTCAAACGAGGCCATGAACTCTTGACGGAAGGCATAACTCGACATTGATTTTTTTGCCATGTCGATTTCAGATGCGTCCAAGATGGGATTATTGTAGCTGGTGAAATGCCAGCCCCTGTAAGTCTCATCTTCTCCTAACTCCGCGTACTTGTACAGTTCGTAAAAATGATTTCTGCCCATAGGCGTACCAATGAACAGTGCTGAACCTTTTTGGTCAGCTAGTGCTGGACGGAGGATTTGCTCCCATACGTCAGGCTTCATGTCTGCGTACTCGTCCATTACAAGAAACTTCAAGGACACGCCACGCATTGTCTCAGGCCTATCGGCTCCCTTAAGACTAATGGTGGCCCCGTTGACCAACCTGATCTGCAGGTTATTAATATGAGAACCCGCAATCACAGGGTGTCCTAGCTCCATTAGGGTTTGCCACATAATGTCACGGGCCTGACCCTGTGTGGGCGCAACGTAAAAAACGTGTCCTTTATCGGACTGTAGCGCGTTAATGATTAACATCCACGCAGCTAGTCTGGACTTCCCTGTCCGTCTTCCTGCAGCAACTACCTTGAACCGTGTAGGATCAGAGTAGACTTCTTGCTGCCAAGGCAGTAATTGTACGTTTAAGTCAGTCACTTAAGCAGCGCAGACGCCGCCTTCAGAAGATTCGTCAAACTGCGTGTCACCACAACCGTACTTACCATCGTTGTTAGTATCGCAGGACCGTTGCCACGCAACCATACCAAACGTTAAACCTTCGCTCCACGGTACGTAAGCCTTGCACCATTCGTGCGACCCTTGTGCCATGCTGTCAATTTCTTGTGGTACGTAGTCACGATTAGCCCAAGGCGCTTGCTGTCGAAAGAATACGTCGCCTCGGCTGTACGTCTGAATGGTGTAGTGCTTGCGCTCAGACGGAGCAACGTAGATGACTTCGTTGTTTTGTAAAGTGTACGTAGATCCATCATCGTAGTTAATAACAGTGTCTCCGTAAGCTGACATAGCAACTAAAGAAAAAAACACAACTAAACCAAAACCAATTACCATTTCATTAACAGACTTCATTTATCAAGTTCTCCTACACTGTTGAGGGCTTTATTAAACTCTTTTGAACCACCAAAGTGGTAAAATATTTGTGGTATAGATCGTTTACCTGTTAGTTGTTCTACCAAATCCCATCCTGCTTGACCCGGAGGAATGTGTACATATTTGTAGTCTAAGTTATATTCTTTTGCTGTTTTCTTTGCCCGTTGACAAGCAGGACACCAATCAGCACCAACTATAGTAATCATATAAAGTTTGTTAAATTAAACGGAACATAGCTTAAATCAAAAGTTACTGCAAACTCCATATCAGAACTTGCTTCTGTTTGTACTTTGACTACTTCTCCTTCGTGGAGGACAAACATAGGTCCACCGCCGTTGCCTAGAGTTAATCTATTACCTCCACTTACACTTTCACCATCATAAATATCTACTCTGTTAGATCCATCAGAGTCAGCAAAATGCATAGAAGCTGTTTTTGCAGCAGTTTCATGGTTAGCAATAAACACATAATGTATAACGGCATGAAAACCAGAAGGAACAGTAAACAGCGTAGTTTCTGTTGCGTCTGTTAGTGTAACGTGCTTTGTGTATAGCATTAGGAATACGTCCAGATTACGGGTGCTGTACCCCGTGTATCTACGTGAATAAAGTTACTAGCG